AATCGTTGCAGTGTTTGTTACTTCTCTTGTCGTGCTTCTTGCTACCATTTCTGCGTAAGCGTCTAATCTTATTTGTCGTCCATTCTTTGCTTTTATTGCTGTTATTCCTCGCTCACTAAATTTCTTAAGAATATTCTTTTTACACTCTTTTAAAGTCTCGTTTGTGCCAAGTTTAAGTCCAATTGCTTCATCTGTTGCTTCCTTTATTACATCTTTAATTTGTCTTCCAACAAAATAACGCACATCGTCTAATTCTCCAAGTTTATTACGAACAAAAACATTAATGGTTTTTCTATGTGTTTTTGATAATTCTTTTAGTATATCCGCTTCTTTTGTGCTTTTTATTTTCTTACCCAGTTTTCTGTTTACAAATAATATTCCTTTTACATATGATTGTTTAATAAGCGACTCCATGACAGGAGTCGCATTTTTCTGAAGTAATTCTAATTCTTTATTTATTTGCGTAAGGAGTTCTTTTCGATACTTAGTAACTGTTCCACGAGGTTGAGTTGTTTGTAGTAAACGGATAAGTTCATATTGCGAAGCGGTAAAAAGTCTAATTAATTCATCTACATAGGTGAGTTTTCTTGCCATACAGCCTCACCTCTCTTTACTCTGTCTCTTTGTTTATCTCTTCTTCTGCTTCTTCTAAGCCCTCTTCATTTTCATATAAGTGAGGGTTTGGAATATTAAGTGGGTTTGCTTCCATCTCTTCTTGAAGTATTCTCTGATATTCTTCTTCGGCTTCTTCTCTTGTCATATCGTTTGCCATCATTATGCTTGTCACATGAGAAATAACAGGTTTATTACCATTTTTAATCCGCATAATTTCCGCTTGTTCTCTTTCATCATCTACAAGTCCGTCTTTCCACTCAATTATCAATTCATTCTCGTCTATGTCATAACCATCTAACTTCGCACAAGCAGATATAGCCTTGCGAATTGCAGTGTCCATACTGTTTCTAATTCTGCTCACTTTTTGTAAAGCGGTTTCCATCTTTAATTTATACGCAATGCCTGAAATGTTGCCGTTCACGTTCTCTTTATCCCCTAAAAGTGTACCTCCCATCTCTGACAACGTGTAGAGTGCGTTTTGCAGTTCTTTAATATACTCGAAATTAGCGTTTAATTGTGCGTCCCAGGTGAGGTAAGATACTTTTCCATCAGTACCCTCAACAATAAAATAATTTCCTGTCTTTAAACTATATGTGCCTGTTTTCTTATCATAAGTTAACGCACTGCTTGGCCCTTGCATGCTTGGTTCGGCGTGTTTATCAAGAATTTTTGAAATCTGACTAAATCTTACTTCTAATTCGCTTACGAGAGTATCTATTGCATCGTAGTCGCTAATTCCAAAGATATTATCGGAAGTAACAAGATTAGTGACAGGAATAACAGCAAAATCATCAAGTCCTGTTTCAATCACTTTTTCATCATTAAATTCTTTTGCTATAACTCCATTTTTAAGTAGAAAATGTTTTATAGTATATTTTCCTCTTTCGTGAATTTCACAAAATAATTCAATTTCTCCTCGTTTTTCATTGGTAATTACAGGTATACAAAGCACGTGATATTGAATTTTTCTTATATTACGTGGATTTAAAATTGGAAACCAAATCGCAGGTTGTGTTACATCTATGACTCCTTTGTTTGCTTCTTTATAAATATAAAATAGTCCAACTCCATATCTGGAAACATCTATTGCGACTATATACATAAGATTTAAAACATCGTTCTTACTCATTATTTCATCCAAAATCTTTTGTTTATTTTTATCCTGAACAGTAATCCGAGGCGGTTCCCCTACAAGCAAATCTGCTGTTTTCTTTGTTATTAACTGATGATAATTGAGTATTATGTCATAACTAACTATATCTGTATAACCGTTATTGATTCTTTTTATTCTTTGAAACTGATGTTGATATACATCAGAATGTTTTCCTTCAAATAACTTTTTATAGTCGTGATAATTGTTTATTCTTTCTGTTTCAGAAGTGGGTGGGAAAGGTTGCCCAACCTCCAAAAACTTTAAATCTGTAAGCATAAACACATACCCCCTTTTTGTGTTAGCGTAGTTTAACAAAACCAAGTCCAGTTTTAGAACCCCAGAATTGTTCTGTGGCATATCGGATAGCCGCAATTGCATCATCGTTAAACGCAACAGGTTCTTCCGTCACATTACCTTCCTTATCCACTTTGTACTGCCAATTCTGGATTTCTTTCAGTGTGTTAACACATTTTGTATTGATATAGATTTTTCTGCTTCGTAAATAATCAATTCCTGACTGAACAGAATTCTTACCCTTTTCAGCAGGGCGAATTGAAAGAAAACCATGATTGCGAAATTCTCTGATTCTATCAGGTTCGGCTGAATCTGCTACAATAGGAATGTTTTTATCCAACACAAATTTTTCCGCTTCATATATTAAATCCGTATTCGTCAATCTTCTTTTATACAGTTCATCCAGCACATATATATCGCCATCTTTAATTCCAACCAAAATTAGTGCTGACGGGTGGTTGTACCCAAAGTCTAAACCGTAAACTAAATAATCGTAATCTCTCCAAATATTATCCAAAGACAACTCTCTGACTTCCCAATTTGATAGAATGATATTTTGAAAAGTACCCCATTCGCCAAGTGCATAGACACGATAAAAGTTGTAGTCTTCATCTTTTAAGGCTTCAAGCATTTCTCTATACTCATCATCAATAAACTTGTTATCTTTGTATGTTGTTTTTAAAATAGAAACTTTTTTACGGAATTCCTGATTAGGATTATCAAAGAATTGACTCTTAAGCCATGAAAGTTGGCTCACTGGATTAAATGTCAAGTTGATTTGGAACGGAATATTATATTTATTAAAACCTCGTAACCTTGTATCCAAAACCCGGAAATCATTCACGTTTGCCTCACTTGCTTCTTCAATCCAAATATCTGTTAAAATTCCAGATTCGAATGTGATAGATTTTAATTTTTCTACATCATCAAGCCCTGCAAATCGAATTTGGTTTTTGTTATATTTATTAGTAATCGTCATGTCAGTTTTATTAATGTCGAAAATTTGGTAAAGATTCCAATCGCTTATAATTTGATTAAAAAGTGCAAATGTAGAATAACGATTTGTCTTACCCACTTTTCTGACTACTAATGTGTTTCTCCCTTTATCCCTCATATTGAGAAATAATTTCTTTTGTGCCATAAATACTGATTTTCCACTACCTGCACCGCCGTAGATAACTTCATATCTGTTTGTACTGTCTAAATAAGGAAGATAGATATCGTTAAAAACTTTTTTAGAAATTCTTACCTCCATATCTATCAACCCCTTTAATCTTCAAGCACCACTCTAATTACTTGTTCTTGTGATGTATCTTGCTGTTGTGCAGGATTATCAGACATGCCGAGCAAATTCTTTGCTAGAAAGATAAGGGCTTTTGTATCACCGTTCGTCACGCCTTTTTTGTATAGAGCACGGCGAACACTTAATTTACATTTTTCAAGTCCTCGTTCATATACTTCTTTAAATTTTTTTCTTCTATAAAGAGTGCTTTGATGAACACCAAAATGTGCTGCAATTTCTGCAACTGTACAACCTTCACTTGCGAGTTTTTCAACTTCTTGCATGTCTACTTTCTTTTTAGGACGTGCCATAGTTATCACCCCTTTTGCAAAAATTTTCTTGGTTTCACTATTGCAAAACTTTCGTAAAACACCTTATAACGAAAGATTTTGATTATTTTCAAGTTAAAATTTGCATAAGAGGGTGAGGGTGTGTTGAATAGATAATATATATAAAGTGCCGTTTCGGTTGACACCGTTCCGTGTAACAGCGTAGCAAAGCGAAGCAGTTTACACTTGATTTTAAACATAAAAAAAGCCCACTTGGGGCTTTGTTACTTTTAATTATTATACAATTTGCTCCAATAAGTATAAACCATATAGCCCAATGCAAATTGCATCTGCTTCATCCTCTAACGCTTCTTTTCCATAAATCTCTTTGACTTTCTCTATTGTGTTTCTCTTTTGTTGCTCTCTTTTTCTTCCTTTTATACCATTCCAAGATTTCCAGACGGAAGGAGGAATTATTTCAAATTGAATATTTAATTCTATCAGTAAATCTATTATTACATATTGTAACCCCGCTAATATTTTATATGTTTTTTGATTTTTTTGATACTGTATATCCTCTATAAACACAAAGTTAATATCATTATCTTCTATCAATTCTTTTATGTAGTTTTTTGTTTGGTTTATCCGTGTAAACAAATCCCCGTGTGGTTTATAACAACCTGATTTTTTTAAATGATTATCTATAAAAATAGCGAAACCAGTATTGATAGTTGACTGGTCGATAGCAAGGATATTCATGTCACACCACCCCCTATGTAAAAAAAAGGGACATATTGTATTACCCCTTTTTTAAATAAAAGTCAGATAAAATGAATTAAAACTTCTTAATGGAGGTGAATATAACATATAAAATCATTTTTATTAATTGCAAGTATTTTTTTTAATTTAAGGGAATTGAATATGCAAATTCTAAAGAATCCATAACAGTTAAAGGTATTAATCTACCCCAATTGTAGTAAAGAACTTTACCGTTAACATCTGTAGTTTTTGATGAACGTAATTTACATTCATGCATTATATTACAAAACCACGCAACAAATTCATCTCTGAACAAAACATAAACTTTTTGTTTAGGAATAACAATATAAATGTAATCTGCTTTAGTTTTCCATATCCAACCGGGCCCGTTATTTGACTTTGTTTCAATGAAAATATTTCTTGTCTCAAGTGCTTTTTCATCAAATTTCACTTCAATTGTGTTTACTAATTTATCATTTTTAAAGACAAGTAAATCAACATCAACTTCTTGCCATTCCTTTTCATGACTAACATCTACAACTGTATATCCTTTATTTTTAAATATTTCTGATACTATTTTCTCACCTTGTTTTGCTACTTCTAAGGAATTATAAAAGTAATCTCTATTTTGAAGCAT